ATATCACAGTCCTCTTCTTCCTTCGTCCAAATCTGTCATCAAGCTCTTCGTATAGCATATCAGCTCTCCTTGCCTTGGATTATATCATATCCGAATGTCGTTATTTTTCAATCTATCACCCTTATATAGTTTTTGAAGAAGTACGTCGAACTATATCTGGCACAATCCGCTACATGATTATACATATCGACAGGGTTGCCGTGTGCGTCCACAACATAGAGCGTCAGTTCACGAAGGAACGGATAGAAGCCGTATGTGTCCGTCTCGACCAGCTTGAACTGTCTCTTGGCCATGAGCGACTGCAACCGTTCTATTCCGACCTGTATGCCCTTGGAGCTTCCCTTGATGTCATGTGCGTTGTTGTCTGCCCCCCTAGTCTGTATGCCGTTCAGATGCAGTTCCTCACGCAATGCGAGACACGCAGGGTCAATCAGACATTCAGACCAGTTCATGTGCCATTTGTTGACACAATATGGGATGAAGTTGTCTGCGATGTCCTTCGCCTGTATGGACAGAGCCTTGGTGAATCCCGTTTCCGAACCCGAATAGTAATAGAGTGCTACCATGTAGAGGTTGAACACACCCTTCGGTGTCCGTGTGACGATGAAGCATCCTATCGCCGTTGCATCCTTCAGCCCTCCATCCCCTGCGAAATACATCTCCAGCTTCTGTTCATCGGCAGGGATTGACTTCACGATATTCTCCTCTTGGCTGAACATGGAGTATATCACCCCCTGCGGTATGCACCTGTTGCCGTACCAGTCACGCTCCAACAGAAACGGATTCTTGGACAGGATCGCGAACAGTTCCTGTTTTCTCTCCTCGGTCATGACAGGGTTGTCATCCATAGTCCAATGTGACCAGATGGTGTTCTGGACTTCGAAGACTTCCCTGATGACTGGATGCTGTGGAGCTGGTGGGTTGAGGTCGGCAAAGTGGACACGCTTGTGCGAGGCGAATGTTCTTCTGAACGCTTCCTGTATGGTCGGGATGGTTATCAAATCAATCTCGCAGAAGTAGACCGAGCCGAGAGAGAGTCCCTGGAATGACTTGAAGCTTGAGCTGTCACCACCGCCCTTGTAGTAGACCCTTCTTGTTCCCTTGGGAGTCTGAATCAGAAGATGCTTGCCGTTCTCATCGTCTCTCAATCGACAACACCCTGCGAAGATGTGCAGAAGTCCCATGCCATCCGATTCTATCAGTAGCTTGTAGGCCTGTTCCTGTGAGTAGCCCAATATGAGGTGGTTCTCGTCATCTGTCTCTATTAGGAAACGGGCATATCGGAAACATCCAGCTGTTGTCTTACCCGACCTCGGTGAGCCTTCTAACACCTCAAGGGAGGAGTCAACAAAAGGTCTGCGAATCGTCTCTAGCTGCTTAGGACTGAACTTCATTGCCCTTGACCACTTCAAGCAGTGACTGCATCAAGCTGGTATCTGCCTTTACTTCAACATTGTCGCTCATACCGAGCCAGTTCTTGGCAAGGAATATTGCCATTGTTGCATTCTTCGATGCAAGCTGTAGCATATTTCTTCTGAGCGATATCTTGCCAGCTACCCTTTTTTCTGCGAAAACTTCCGAGAAAGTCCTTCCTTCGTAGTTCTCCCTGCACCACTTATTGAGGGTATCGTCCTGCACACCGAACCAGCCACACACCTCCTCAAGTGTGCATTGCAAGGTACAGAGCTTCTCGAACTCCGTCTTATCAATGGGCTTTCTTGGTCTTCCCATCTTTTTGGGCTCTGTATCCACCTGCTTCAATCGCTCTCCCTTGCCTCTCAGCCTGTTCTCTTGTGGGGTAGACCTTACCTGTACTGCCCCACTGATAACCACCTTTGACTTTCCTTACTGGCATATCAGCCCCCATTCTGCAAACTTCTCAAATCCGCCCCGCTTCTGTATGAAGTTTCGGGCAATCTCAACTATCTCCGAATATGGTCTGCCATCCACTGTTGCATCACCTATCGCACATGACAGCTCGACAGGTCTGCCTTCCCTCTGTGCTTTAAGCCATGCATATATGTTAACAGATACATCGGCCTTCGACAAATCCTTGCCATGAAGGCCTCCGCCAGTCACGGAATCGCCCATATCCGAGCCGAGCTTCCTGTTGGTAGCGCCAGTATCGACATCAGTGCCCCCAGTCCAATGTCCCAGGGGATTGATTACTGCATTGGGGAACTTCTTTTTCAGTTCGTTTTCATCTGCGTTGCTCTGGCATATTATCAGCCTGTCACCATCAAGCACATATTTCCCGTCCGAGTAGTATTCAAACGTTATCTTAAAGGCGATGGAAGCCAACTTGTTCTGCTCGTCAGTGACGGGAATTCCCTTGAAGATACCGTTGTCTCCACATCTAAACTCCTTCGCTTGGTTTCCTGCCAATATCTTGTCCTGCTGTACGTACACAAAATCTGTCTCGACATCTCCAGCTATCCTTCTGACAATCGGGCTGACCTCCCTTTCGGAGAGGTCTTCGGAAGTCTCCACGATAATATGGCAGACTCCATGTCCAACAAGCACCTCGGCAGCCACCTTTGGATCATGATTCTTGGTGTAGCACAAGTCGACTATTGCCCCTGCAATTCTGTCGGCTATTTTATCGGGATGATATGGGTTTACTTTTTCAAACATTCTGCTCCTCCTTGATTGCTTTATGCCCTGTGAGGTTTTCCCACCTCGCTATGATTACATCGCAATAGTGAGGGTCTAGTTCCATCATATAGCACTTGCGATTCAACTGTTCACAGGCAACAATGGTTGTCCCCGAGCCTCCAAATCCATCAATGACAATCTCCCCTTCCTGTGAGCCATCCAGTATGGTTGCACCGACAAGTTCAACTGGTTTCATTGTCGGATGAAGGTCGCATTTCCTCGGCTTGTCATATTCCCAGATTGTTGTGTGGTTGCCACTTCTTCTGTAATTGTGGTGCTTCTTGCCCCACGTGTAGAATATCGGTTCGTGCTGATAGTCATAATCCAAGCGTCCAATGGAGAAGGTCGCAGAATTCTTCTTCCATATGAGGTTATGCTTCACCTCTAGCCCTGCGTCCTTCATCATCATCATCATCATCTCGCCCAATCCACCGCCCTGCGGTGCTGTCACGAAATAGACCGCATCTTCGGTGCAACTGTTCTTGATGTTTGACATCGCCTTTGTAAGAATGACCTTCAATTCCTCTTGGGACAACGTGTCATTCTCGATGTTTCTGGTGCATCTTCCAGCTTTCTGAACGCTGTTAAGCGTCTTGTTCTTATCTCCGATTGCCACTCCATAAGGTGGGTCGGTGAAGCACATTACAGCCTTGCCCCCCCCATCAGTCTCTGAACATCATCTGCATTGGAAGTGTCACCACACATCAACCGATGGTTTCCCAGAACCCATACCTCGCCCCTTTGGACTTTAGGCTCTATCTTTGCGGTTTCCTCATCGAAATCATCTTCCGTTGCTTCTCTGCCTTCTGCAATATCGGGCATATCAAATCCGAACCGCTCCATGTCCATGTCCTCAAGCCCTTCAAGCTCCAAGTCCAGCTCTCCGAAGTCCCAGTCAGCCAGCTCGTTCGTCTTGTTGTCGGCGAGACGCAGGGCCTTAATCTGCTGTGGGGTCAGATCATCCACGACTACGCAGGGTACTTCCTCTAGCCCCAGCTTCAACGAGGCCAATCTCCTTGTATGCCCTGCGACGATGACATTGTTCTTGTCGATAAGTATAGGGTTCTTGAAGCCGAACTCCTTGATGCTCTCGGCAACGGCATTGATTGCATCCTCAGATATCTTCCTCGGATTCTTCTCGTAAGGGACCAGCTCGGAAACTTTCCTCGGTACAATGGTTATCAACTTGCTTTCCATGCTTTAACTTTAGCACAGCCGAAGGATTTTTCAATAGGACATAAAAAAAGAGGCCTTTTCGACCTCTTGTTATCTGCTGAAGAACCTCTTAGGCTCTGTAAACTATGATTGCGTCGTAGCCGAATCCGAACGGGTCAGCGATGTTCTGTGCCACATCAACTGAGCCGATACAGAGCTTGACCTCACTGTGCTTCTGCTCGCAGGGAGTGAGATGTTCCCATTCCTTCTGTGCCAGCTCCATGGCCTCGTCCTCGGTAGTTCCAGCTGGGAGAATCTCTTGGAATGTGTCCCCTGGGATTCTCTCCTTCTGTATCCAGTAACGCTGTTCGAGGTCGCCCTCGATTTCGAAGTGGTCGACCTCCCAGTCCGAGTCCATGTCCTCTGTCGGGTAATAGACAGCCTTTATTTCGTTGCCGAAGTCATCAGCAAGGATGGCTTCCCATCTATCATCGAAGACAGCGCAGGGGTCTAGCCTCTCCACGGTCTCGACTGCCCATGTTCCGAGCAGTTCGATTGCCTGTTCTCTAGTAAGTTCTTGCATTTTTTTCTCCTTTAGCAATTCTTAATGTGCTTAATCCACACATTATTCATGTCCTTCAAGTAAGCCAGAAACTCCTCGCTCACTTCACCCTGCTTCTCCTTGAGAGTGAAGTAAGCCTTTGCGACTGCCTGCTGAATCTCATTCATTACATCATACTCTTCTACTGTCATCTTTAATCTCCTTTAGGATTTCTATCCTTCTTTATAGTTAAAGTATACACCTATTCTTGCAAAAATGTCTATACTTTTATTCAAGAAAGTCTATCTTTTTTCTGTCCAGATACGTGACTCCGACAGCGAATGCCGACCACATATCTGCCTTGAAGCCGTAGAAGAAGCCCTTCTCCTTTTTGGTGCCCTTGCCATGATTCGGTGTTCCAGGGGCGAACCTGTCCACAAGCGCCTGTCTGATAGTGCTGTCGTTCGCCTTCATCGAATTGCAGATTGTCAGCTTCTCCTCCTTCCGTGTAACGAACTCGACCTTCATCCCATGCTTCTCGGCATAGGCTTCGAACTTGCCTATCCATCGGACAGTATCGAAGACCTCTCTGCCGACAGGCATGCCGTAGGACTCGACCATCTCGATGACCACCGTCTTGCATCTGTCGAAGTAGTCAAGGAGGAAGAGAACGTTTTCGATTCTCTCGTTCCGAACCTTGTTGACCTCAATAGGCTTGTACCCATTAAGCACGCAATAGCCACTCTCGATGTTCCCAGGATCAATTGCAAGTATCCTCATCTGTTCGCCTCCTCCATAAGTCTCTTGACCTCATCGTAGGACTCGCACACTTCCAGGTACGTTTTGCTGATGATGGTGCAGCCTTTCTCTTCTTCGTCCACAATGCCAGTAATGTGTTCAGATCGGACCAAGAATTTCCTTTTGCTTGTTCTCCACGTCAGCTCTATGAACCTTGATTTCAATTTCGGCCCTGCTTCTAAATCAAAAATCGTGGGCAGGCCTGTAGATTCAGTTGTCTTCACTTGCAGTCCTCCTTATTGACAACCGTGTTCGTCAGACAATCCTCCTCGTAGATTTCCTTTGTCGGCTTCGACCATTCGGTATCTTTCCAGCGTCTGATGAGGATGTAGTCCTCAACTGGCTCGTCTTCTTGTCCCTCGAGGTAGCCATTATTTGGGGACACTATCTTCTGGCCCACCATTGTCTTGTCATAACAGGTGTACTCCCCTTCCCCCTTCGCCAGCCACTCTGTAAGCTGTCTGTGTGTCATCATCAGCTCTTCCTCAAGGATTGGTCTGAAGAACTGGAAGCTACAGAGGCCCTTGCCATTGAAGGGGCATGACTTTTCCTCCTCGACCTTTGTCAAAGAACTTTCCCAGCACTGCTTGGGGCACTCTGTTATTCTCTTCAAGGTGTCACTGAAAACTCCCTTCTTGCCAATGTACTGCTTTGCCTCCTCGGCGTTCTTATAGGTGTAGATTTCTCCAAACTTCATATTCTTCTCCTTCTTACTCTCCAGTCGGCTCTAAACATGTGGCCTTCTGCGAAACTTCCATATACCTCTGCCCGTCTGGTGCAAGGTATCCCCACTTGCTGTCAACTGGCAGGGTTCTCTTGGTGCAGTAGCTTCTGCACTGTCCCTTGTGCCAGTCCTTCTTGTCTGCCCTGTATGAGCATTCTGAACATTTCATAACTGCTTCTCCCTCTTCTTCGTCCACTTCGGACATTCCTTCTTCCTCCTGAGCGAGGGGACTGGAATACATGTGAGCATCATCAACTGGGAGTCCCAGCATCTCACCATACCGTCCTTCATGCCCCTGTACCTTGTACATTCTTCACATACCATCTCTGCTTCTCCTTTGCTCTTCTGAACTGAGCTATACACTGCCGTACTTTGCCTGCGCTATACACTGCCTAACTTTGCCCTTGCATTACTCTGCTTTGCTGTGCCTCGGCAGTGCTTTACTCAACTAAGCCTCAGCATCGCAAAACTGAGCCTTGCCAGAGCTGTGCTTATCTTAGCTTTGCCTATGCTTTACTTCGCCATGCTAAACTTCGCCTTCGCCTCGCCTTGCATTACCTTGCTTTGCTTTACCTCTGCTGGGCTGGTCAATGCCATACAGCGCCCTTGCACCACAAAGCCATGCATTGCCCTTGCTAGTCCTTGACCTCTTGCCACTTGAAGCGTCCGTAACCTCCGTTTCGCCACTGCCCAAGCCCCTTGTAGAAGCCATAGTCGAGGCACTCCCTTACACAGGCTTCAAGTTCGGGTTCCAAGAAGATGAACGTGAAAGTCAGCGTGCTTCCAGCTGGTACGGATTCCGACCTTGCCAGTGCCACACGCTCGCCCTGCATCGTCTGTGCCCTAAGTGACCTCTCCTTCTCAGTCACAGCCGACCCTTCCACAAGCTTCCCGTTGCCGTCCTTGAAGAATATCTTTCTGTCCTCTTCGGCAAGGAAAATTACATTGTCGATTTTCTGCTTGTAGGCCTTGAACTCGGAGCACTTCGACCCCTTGATGCCCTTGACAGTCTTCCATGCTTCCTTCAAGAATCCCTTGACCATGTAGTCCCAGATGTAGGGATGGCCAGCCTGTTTGTCGAAGAAGGTCATCTTTTTTTCGATGGCATCCTCCGTGTTCACATCCTCTTCACGAGCCTTCATTTCCTCTGCCATTTTCGCCTCGTCTCCCGACTTGGAGACTATATAGTCCCTAAGAAGCTCGTCGTTTCCTGGCTTAGTTCCTAAACACTGCTCCAATAATGTAAGTCTGACTTTAAGTTTTCCGTTTTCAAATTTCATTTTCTATCTCCTTTAAAATGGTATGTCTTCGTTGTCGGCTGGGAACTCCTCCCTGCCTTCTCTTCTCTCTGCTCGTGTCCCGAAAAGCACCTCTGCCGAGGTCACGATCAGATTCCAGTAAGTCCTCTTCCCTGTCGGCTCTTCCTTGGTGGTGCTCTGTAGGTGTCCCAGCACCTTGACCATTGCACCCTTCTTCATGAGATCG